AATTATCTTTTTTAACATTAGTAAAGAGATAATCAGTTTTAGGGTTATGTTCATTTTTTTTTAATTCTTTATAAATAGTATCTATTTTATTTACTATATTATTTATAAGATCTGGTTGTTTACAAATATTAATGTCAAAATCAATAAGTTCAGTAACGAGAGAAATAGCAAAATAGATAATACTTTTTCTTTTTCTTTTACAGGAATAGTTAAATTTAATGCAATAGAGTTCTAATAAACTATTTAAAATTTTTTTTCTTATTTTTACTAAATCTAAACCCTTTTTTATCATTTGTTATAATTAGTAATAGAAAAAAATTTTGGATAATTTTATAAAAAAAAAAAAATAATTATTTTTTTATAAACAACTTAAAGATTTACTAAATAAAAATATTTATAATGAGTGAAATGAATGAAGATTTTTTAAATGTAGATAATAGAATTCCAGGGCAAAATTATTGTTGTATTTCTTTTTTGTCTCCAGAGAAGGTGATGAAGAATAAGGAGGTATTTTTTGTCACTAAGTTTTTGCATCATGTATTTAATTCGCAGGATAGGGAATATGTAGATGTTCGTGAGAAACTTCAAGATTCAAATAATATTACTTATAATAATATTAATGAGATGTATAATAATTGGAAATTTACTAGAAACAATGATTTGGAGATGGAATTTTCTGAGGTAAATGATTATGCGACAACAATGCGTGGTGTTAAGGTTCGTGGAACTTATGAGACACTTCGGGAGGCACGAAAGAGGGCACAACTTTTGCAGAAGAGGGATAGAAATTTCAATGTATTTGTAGGACAGGTTGGTTATTGGCTTCCGTGGGATCCGGCTGCGAATGATGTTGAGGAGCAGGAATATCAGGAGGGTCGTTTGAATGAGTTGATGAAGAAGTATCAAGAAAATGCGGATAACAGGGACTTTATGTATGAACAGGATAAGGAGGAACGATTGAAGAGGGCACGTGAGGAGGTACGTCGCCGTAAGGAAGAGGCTGAGAAATTGCGTCGCGAGGAACAAGAGAGAGAGCCACTTCGTTTGGATAATGTTGATGTTGCGACGGAGAAGATTGGTGAATTGCGAGAAATTCTTAATGAGGTTGATGAGAATGTGTATGAGACAGAGAAGGCTAAGATGGAGCAGGAGAAGGCACGTTTTGAACAGGAGAAAGCAAGTAATGGTCCATTAAAGATTGAGGAATTACAAGATGAGTTAGAGAAGGATATTGAGGAGGAGACAAATAATTTAGGGGAAACACTAAATAATTTCAGGAGTGAGACTGTTGAAAATTTGGATAAGATTGACCCGTGGATGCAGAGAAAGATGGAGCAAGAGCAATCAAGTGGTGCATCTATTTAAGGATTGAATTATTTTTTGAGTGATTGTTTTGCTGTTAATATTATCTTTTATATTAAATATTATATCAAATTCATTGTTTGATACATTATCTAATGAGGTTTCTGAGTGGTGATTAATGTTTTCGATATGTTGATGGAATGTATTGGGGTATGTTTCTTTAAGGCGTTTCATTTGTTCTTCTTTTGAGATATTTAGGCGTATTAGTATGAAATTATTTTTTTTGAGGTATTTTAATTCATTGGGGTATCGAAGGTCATCAATGATAACATTTTGTAATTTTTTTGAGCGTTCAATGGTAGATTTAGCCCATATATCTTTATCAATTTCACGCATTTTAGTTCCAATAGATTGTAATAGTTGTCTATTTTTGGTTTTCATGGAGAATAATTCTCTTGCGATTTTATAAACATCATCAGCGAATGATAATTTATGTAGTTTTATATTTTCTTTTTCAAAATGATTTATTAGTAGATTACTAATAAATGTTTTACCAGTGCACATTTTTCCAGAAATTGCTATTTTCATATTAAAAATAATAATAAAAATTGTTTTATGTTATTTTTTTCTTTTATTTTTTTCTAATAATAATTATAATGAATTATAAAGTAATATTCAATGCTTTAATAATTGTTTTTATTATTCATTTATTAATTCAAAATATTAATTACAGTGAAGTAATTGACTTTTCTCATTTAACTGAGAATTTCGATAGTGAAAGCGAGACGGAGAGTGAAAAAGTTGAAACTGAGAAAATCGATGCTGAAATGGAAAAAGAGCAAGAAGAAAGCACTGAACCTTTTGAAAATAATATGGAATTAAAGAATGAATTGCTTGATTATGCAAAAAGTTTCAAAATGGATGAAAACACTGGGGTTCTCCCAGGTAATTTTTTCGAGAATAATGAAAATACGCCAAATTTTGAATCTAATGTGGCAAATGTTTCAAAGTTTTATAAGAATAATTATGATAGTTTGGAGAAGGATGATTTAATGAAATTGGATACATCTAATCAAAAGGTAAATGAATTGAACTGCACTGGTAGGGAAATGAATAGAAGTGAAGGGCAACCAGATTATTGGCAATATCAAAATGAATTACCAATGAATGGGGGTGAAATGGGAGGAATTACAGGTTTTAATAATATGGAAGACCAATATGGACTATATGATTTAAGTGGGACAAATGAGGCAAATTGTCAAATGAATGGAATGGAAAATAAAATAAATAGCAATGATTTGAGGAAACCAGATGTTATAAATTAAATTAGATTAGTGAAATATATAAAAATAATTTGTTTTGTTATTTTTATATGGCATATAATAATTAGATACTTTTGATGAATTGCCATCGTAATCTACGGCAAATACCTTTCCAGACTTTGTCAGTTGCATATCTTTTATCTCTATCTTTTAATAATGGGAAATATTCTTTATAGTCATCTATTTCTAATAATTCCATGAATTTATAAAGGACATAATCATATGATAAAAAATTCTTTCTCCCCTTAGGACATTCTTCTCTAAATGGGCTTTGGATTTCCTTAAACATTAATCTCAATTTTTCTTCTTGTTGTTTTGTAAAATTAGGTGGTGGAATTCCAGTAATTCTAAATAAAATCTGAGGTATGTGTTCATAATATTTATTTAATTTCAATTTTTTCAAATAATCCTTTATTTTAATTGGCTTCAATAATGCTAAATTATCAATTCTCTCTTTTTTAATTTCTAAAAATAATTTATCTAAAACCTCTTGTGGGACTTCTGTTGATTCTTTTCCCTGGAATTGTGCTAAACATTCATTAAAATGGTTCATTCTCTTATAAGCGAAATATGAAACTTCTGGTGGGGGATCTTTATAACTTGGTTTATCACTTTCTGTTATAATACTGTCTTGTCTTCCACATTTATCACAAACTTGAAATCCCTCAGAAACATATAAAGTCATTTCAACATTACAATCCTCACATTTATTAACATTTTTATTATAAATAATTTTAGGATTATAAGTTTTGTCAATAATCTTCATATAATCATTCAAATGATTGGCTCGTTGGAAACTTTCTTTTTTTTCAACAAAATTTAACATTTTAGTATTTTTAAAACTTTGTTCTATATTTGATTGTTCTTCTGCATTTCCTTCATTCTTTGCTCTATAATTAAAAAAATCAATAACAGAATAAATCTTTTTTTTATTCTCTTTTGGTTCTTTTTTTAACTTCTTTTTGTCAAGAGATTTATTATTTGAAAACCCTTTACCATCACCTTTCTTTCCTTTAATATTTTCATAATAATCGTGTAATAATCCACCAACCTTTAAATAATAATCAATCATATCACTATTATTTTCAATTTCATTAATTTCTTTTTTTAATTTTTTAATCTCTTTTTTCAACTCAATTTTCCTTTCTACATCTTCTGGTGTCATACTTTCAACTTCTTTTTTTTGAATTTGAGAATACTGCTTAGCCATCACCAAAAAATTTTTTTTCATATTTGGTAAATTTTTTTTTTTCTTCTCAAAATCCTTAATAATTTCTTTATGCTTAGAATCTAACGTAAATCTATTATCCTCTAAAACTTTTTTAGTTTTAGTGAGATTTCTAAGATTAAACATTTAATAGTTTATAGTAATATATATAAAATAAACCTTTAAGTATTCTAACAAAAATGAAAATTAGTTTGTAAGGAATAAAAAAATTATTAGAATAATTAAAAAATGGATAGCATAGACATAAATAAACTGGATGGTAAGATAAATATAGCAAACATTCAAAAAATGGTTTTTATTTATAATGCATTACTTTCTGGATGGAATGTAAAATACTTAGGGGATGACAAATTTGAATTCACAAAACCAAAATCAAAAATGGAAAAATATGAACTCAATTTAAAAGATTATCTCAAAAAATTTGTTGATTTCAATTTGCAACCTTAAAGTCTAAATTAATTATTTTTTCAAATTGTTTAGAAATGACCCATTTTTATCCCATTTTATTAGTATTTACCATTTTTTTTTAGTTTTTTTACATTTTTTTTATTTTTAAATAAATTAATTAATTTTTTATTTAAAAAAATAATTATAAAATAATGGCGAAAAATTGTTTAACGTTATAGAAAAAAAAATTAATTTTGAATTAAATTAATAATTAATTAAAGAATTAATCGTCGTCTCGCGAAAATTTTTTTCTTTTGTATAGTATAAACAAATGGGTGGCGGTTTAATGCAATTAGTAGCATACGGTGCACAAGATATCTATCTTACAGGTAATCCACAAATTACCTTTTTCAAAGTTGTCTACAGAAGACACACTAACTTCTCTATGGAATCCATCGAACAAACATTCAACGGAACTGCCGATTTCGGTAAGAGAGTAACCTGCACTGTTAGCAGAAACGGTGATCTCATCCACAGAGTTTACTTACAAGTAACTCTTCCATCCGTCGAATCCACTGTCTCATCTCAATTTTTCAGATGGGTCAACTACGTCGGTCACGTCCTCATCAAACAAGTTGAAGTCGAAATTGGTGGTCAAAGAATTGACAAGCACTACGGTGATTGGCTCACTATCTGGAACGAACTCACCATCGCCCCAGGTCTCAGAGACGGTTATGACAACATGGTTGGCAACACTATCCACTTAACTGGCACTGGTTTGCAATCCACTGACGCAACTACTCTCTACGTCCCACTTCAATTCTGGTTCTGCAGAAACCCAGGTCTTTCTCTTCCACTTATTGCTCTTCAATACCACGAAGTTAAATTCAACCTTGAATTCAGACCAAAGAACGAATGCTACGTCTCCACCTCAGTCCAAACTGCTTGTGGCGCATCTGCTAACGGTCTTGACGCATTCTGTGTTCCATCCCTTGAATACGCTGCTCTCTTCATTGACTACATCTACCTCGACACTGATGAAAGAAGAAGATTCGCACAAACTTCCCACGAATACTTGATTGACCAACTTCAATTCACTGGTGATGAATCCACTGTCAACACCTCTGTCAAAGTCAAACTCAATTTCAACCACCCATGCAAGGAACTTATCTGGGTTGTCCAAAGAGACGATGTTGTCAAACTCGGCTTCAACCAATGGAACAACTACACTGATGACTTCGACATGGACTCTGGTGCTGGTGGCAGTTCCCCAGACCCATCTCAATTAGTATTCTCCAATGTTGAAGGTGATACTGATATCTTCCCATTCGTTGGCACTGCTGGTGTTGATGCTGACTACGCTAACTTCCTCGGTCATAACACTGGTCTTGACAATACCGCAATCCTTGGCAACAACGGTATTTCAACAACCGCCCAAGTCAGACCAGGTGCTCTTCCAGACGGTCCAGGTCCAAATGCTTCTAACTTAGCACCAACTGACTTCTCCGCTCTTACCACCGCAGCTGATTTCGCAGACCACGCTGGTCTCGGTCCAATCAATGCTGGTAGAAACCCAGTTGTCAGAGCCAAGCTCCAACTCAATGGTCACGACAGATTCCAAGAAAGACTTGGCTCTTACTTCAACCTTGTCCAACCATACCAACACCACACTAACGTCCCAGTCACTGGTATCAACGTCTATTCCTTTGCTCTCAAACCAGAAGAACACCAACCATCTGGCACTTGCAACATGTCCAGAATTGACAACGCAACTCTCCAACTCCAACTCACCCCAAAAGCTGCTCTCGGTTCTAAGATCAGAGTTTATGCTACTAACTACAACGTTCTCAGAATTATGTCAGGAATGGGAGGGTTAGCTTACTCTAATTAAACAACGTGTTTGTTTTAAAAGTATAAAAATACTTAAAGAGATAATTATTAATATTATTATAAATGAATAATACTAATACTCTTGACTACAAAAAATATACAACTGTAAATAATGTTGTTTTATATAGTAAAAAACACAATTGTGTGAAGATTTCTTTTGATAAATATGATGAGAAATTTTATACTTTTAGTATCGAACAATTTATGGAAATGAATTTTTTTCCTTTTAAATTTCAAAAAGATAGTGAAGATGAATACCCATATTATTTAAGAAATAATAAAAAGAATTCAATTATTGGGTTTTTATATGGATTTACATTTAATAATTTGGAGGTTAAATTTAAAAATGGTGATAAAAATGATTTGAGACGAAGAAATTTGATTTTTTCAAATCATAATTATTATGATAAAATTAAGGATAAATTTAAAATTAAAAGATATATTCAAGGACATTCAAATAAAGGTGGTTCAAATGCTCTTTCTGTTATCAATCCTGTGTGGATTACGGAGGACAATAAATATATTATGTATTGTGGAAATGATAAACATATTATTTTCTGTAAAAAAACATATGATATTTTGAAAAATTATGAAAAAGAAAATAATAAAAAAATTAGTCTTGGGATTAACAGTTTAGGTTATGCCATTACAGGTGATAAAATTTATTTACAACAAATTTTCAAAGAATATTTTGAAAAAAATAATATCAAATATAAATATTATATTAATGGTAATAAGATAGATAATCAATATAACAACTTTTTTCTCAGTGAAAAAATTGAATTAGATTTACTTCCAGAAATTTATCATAATGATTTCTTACAATACTATAATGGTAATAATTTAATCATAAAAGATTTTATTGAAGGGATATATAATGAAAGATGGGGTTGTAATATTAATTATAAAATAGTTGTTTTTGATAAAAAAATTAAAGAGGAATATGTTCTTTTCAATATTAATCCAAAAATATTCACTAAAATTAGTTGTGAAACATTAGAATTATTAGATGAAAATAATAATTCATGGTATTTTAATCAAAATGGTTATGTGGCAGGAAGAGTTAAATCACTAAAAAAAACATTATTTTTACATCAATTGATTACAAATTGTTATGGAAACGGTCAGGGAATTAAAAATATAAGTGTGGATCATATTAATAGAGATAAATTAGATAATAGAATTAGTAATTTAAGAGTTGTTGATTTTGAAACTCAACATAGTAACGCAAAGGGAATAATTCCAGGAACTAAAAGGGCGAGAAAACATAACGCTCAAAACTTACCAGAAGAATTAATCAATTTTCTACTAACCTATAAAAATGGAAAATACAAAGAAATAGATGAAAATGGAGAGGAAACTGTAAATTTACCTAAATATGTCACTTATAATGTAGAAAATTCATACAATAGGGAGTTTTTTCGTATTGAAAAAAATCCAAATTTATTAAAAATTAAAAAAAATTTGATTTCAAGTTCAAAATCCACAAGTAAATCTATTGTTAGTAAATTTTTAGATATTGAAGATAAGTTAGAAAAATTAAATAATAATAAATTTGCCACTCTTTATACATTACCAAAAGGAATTTCTAAAAAAATTAAATATCAAAAAAAAATTCAAATTGAATACAATAAACAATATAACAGAAATAATATTCAATTGCGTAGAATACTAACTTTTTCAAATGAAAATTATGAATTAGAATTTAATCAACATATGGAAAAAATTATTGAAAATATAAAATCCAAATATGAAAAATTTGGTATAGATTTTAGTCTATTTAATAAAAATGATATTAAACAAACCGTAAAGAGCGAAATAAATAAAGTGCACTTTAATTATGATGACAAAATAAATGGTGAAAGATATAATTTACGATTAAATTTTGAATTCTCCGAAGAAAAATTTTTAGAACAACTAGAAGAATTTAAAACAAAAATCAAAGAAAAATATCCAGAATTATAATAAAAAAAAATGCCATTCAAGTCAGGAATGGGTGGATTTTATAAATCATTACACTAATTAGAATATTTTCTAATAAAAAGTTAAGTTTATGT